GAAGACGGATATAATACTTTTTATGTCAAGATTCCATCTGCTACGCTGATACCACTTGTTATACCACCCGGCGTTTATACGGGTGAGTCGCTTGCAGCCAGGATGCAAACATTAATTTTAGGCGTTGATAACCTGGCTACAAAGAGATTTACATGCAAGTATCTGCTGAGCCAAATGGAATTTAATTTGAATAATAGTCAAAGTATACAGACAACAGTAACCATCATGTTTGTTCTTGACGTCAATAAAACTCCATTGGAAAGTTTATTTAAAACGAAACAAATTGTTCTGAAAGGAAACACGCCTCAATTTACCCAGCTTAATTTAACTAATACATTTTTTCCAGAATCACTGAAACCAACGTTTATTTGTCCGCAAAGATGCATAAGCGGAATTACAAAAGATACAGCGTATTGTCAATATGATAGAGATTGTTCGGCTTGTGCAAAGGCGACATGTCCAAAAGGTGTTTGTCCCGATCCAGGAACCCCGCCGGTTTTGCCACCGCCATCTGAAACAGGTGGCGACAGCGGCAGCAGTGGCGGTGGCGGTAGCGGCAGCAGTGGCGGTAGCGGCAGCAGTGGCGGTAGCGGTAGCGGTGGCGGTAGCGGTAGCGGTAGCGGCAGCAGTGGCGGTAGCGGTAGCGGCAGCAGTGGCGGTAGCGGTAGCGGTAGCGGTAGCGGTAGCGGTAGCGGCGACAGCACCGACAAACCAGATTGTTCTAAAGCCGTATGTTATGCTCAACCGCTTGCCGGAACAAATGACCAGTTTAACCAATTTGACCCATATCATCCTAACGACCCACATAATCCAAACTATGATGAAGATGATGGGTTCTGCGGAGTTGATTATACTGCTAAAGATGGCATGAAATTTATGTTTGGATGTAATTCAACTGAAAGCTGTACTAAAATTAAATTAAACTGTAATGACGTATGTGTACGAGACAAAAATGGAAAACTTAAATATCCAGACAAATGCCAAGAATATCCATGCACCAAGGGTGTAAATTGGAATAAAAAAGATTGTGTTGTAAAAAATCCAGGTAACATTGACTCAGATTCTAGTGGAAAAGGAAATAACAGTAGTAACAACTATTATGATGCTGATATGGACGATTATATGAACGAATTAATGAAACCTGGACAAATGACTCCAAATCAAATGTATAACTTTCGTCAAGCGCGTTATGGATGTGACGCGTCTCAATACGGATGTTGTGCTGATGGATTTACATACAAAAAAGATGCGAGCGGAAACAACTGTTTTGATTTTCTTCCATATTATAATCCTATTTTGTTTAGAGGCGGAGCTTGAACAATCATCGCGATTTAGTATTAAATACAAAATAGAATTTTATTTAATAGTTATTTTTTATATAATGGAAATAATTGATAAGTTACCGGATGACATCATCATAGACATTTACACGAAAATACTCAAAAAATATCGGTTGCATGAAGGGAAATTCATTAAACTCGTCGATTTTGAAAAGTATAAATTTTTGGAGAACTTCATTTATCGAAAAATGGTTAGTTTCTCTCTCGTGCGTTTTGGTGGCGGTGATGAGTATAGAATGCGATACAGATTGTCCAATTTCAGTCCTTTGCCAAATAGGAAAAGCATGTTGGCTGAGGGGGCTTGGCCTTCGGTTGAAGATGACCTGATGCAAGTTGACATGACTATCAATGAAAACACGGTGACTTATGACGTGTATCGATATAGACTAAAAAAGATTGAAGATTTGAATACAAAATGGACACGGCCATCAATGTATCACAAGGGGGATTATGAAGATTATGACTGGGAGGTTGTGATTTACTCTTACAATATATAAGTGCCGTACCAATGTTAGAAAAGTCAAATCAAATCAAAAATAAATCAAATCAAAAACAAAATAAAACAAAACAAAACAAAATAAAAAACATTTAAAATCCATGTAAAAACTATTATATATTTTATTTTTTTCATTGAAAAAAAATATAAATTGAAAACTTTTTTACTTGTTTTACATTCATTAGTTTCACCCATCAGACAAGACACAAGTTTCAATATGACCGGACAATCAAAGTTGGCATCCAATACTTACTCGCTTACTACTCTCTACATTCCCCGAGTCCACCGCAATCAAATGCACGAGGCATATGTGAAGCGCGTTTTTGAGTGCCAACAAATTGCAATTGTTTCGCGTGTCGATTTTGTGGAATTCGAGCACCCAGATGCAAATTTCTGTTTTGCAGTTGTCCACCTTCTCTTCTGGATTCCCGGCGTCATTTCAAAGCACTTTCGCGAAAGGATTCAATCCCAGCGCGAATCGCGCATCGTGTATTCAGACCCTTCTTATTGGGTTGTTCTTCCTTACACACAAAAACAAAATGTCCAAAAGAAAACGATTCGCGCTGAAGCAAGTCTCGAAACCTACAGCACGCCGCCAACCCCGATTTCATCCTACACATTTGCACCTCCACCATTTGCACCTGCACCAACAAAAAGAAACCAGAATTGCATTTGCGGTTGCGGTGGCTACGAACTTGATTGTTCTTCTCAAATCCTTTACAACACATTTACAGATTCAATTTGGAAAACAACAACGACACCCGATGCAAGCACCTCATCATCATGCTGGAACAACATGGAAGAGAACTTTCGTTTCTACGACCACGACACCAGCTGCGCCCAGTCCGCTTATTAACAAGTAATAAGCGCCCCTGAAACAAAAAACAAATAAAAATAAAAGCAAAAACAAATAAAAATAAAAGCAAAAACAAATAAAAATAAAAGCAAAAACAAATAAAAAACTTTTTTTCATTTTGTTTCTATCAAACTATTTCAATTTATGTGCGAGTTTTTCATTAATAAAAAACATAAATTGAAAACTTAAATATTATATTTATAAAATGTAGTGCTTCTTATATTACGACGACATGCCCGCCTCCCCCGTTTCCGTTTCTTCCCATGCAGCATCCGTTGAAAATATACTACTTGGACGAATGGAAAATATCAACCCATCTCCAAGGACTTTTCGTGAAAGTCAAGACCTAGGCGAGTTTCTCGAGTTTGCACAACAATATATCAGCATTGTAGAACCATCTGAAATGTTTGCTCGTCGCATTATCGCATTTCTCGAAACGATTCAGCAGCAAGAACAAGAACAAGAGCAACCTCGTCCACGTGTGCAGGTTACGCGCATTGGAGCAAGACGTGTGTTTGCCAACATTACACACGAAGTTATGCAAGAAGAAAACATTGCCGCAAATTTCCGCCACACCTAAAACAACAACACCAACATCCAAATCAATAATCAATTATTCCCTAACAAAAAACAAAACAAAAAAACAAAAAAAAACAAAAAAAACAAAAAAACAAAAAACAAAATTATTTTTTTATACGAATTAATATTTTTTTATTATTAATAAATTCAGTACTGTCAGAATTATACAAAGATTCGTCAATTGACATTTTATTTTTTATGTTGTTTAATTCACACAACTGAGAACTTAATTTTTCTTTACTTACAAAAAATAGAACCTTGAAATACATGTGATTACATATATAATTATTTAATACTTTGAATACTTCTTGTGAATTTGAAATGCAATCAAATATTCCAATGTCCATTTCTATTATTCTTGTAAAACCTGCAAAAAATCCATCTGCAATTTCAACTGTATATTTAACAATTCTGACTTGTTTTTTTTTATTACGCAAATACTCGTTGTCATAATTCATATAATCATCGGAAATACTACCATTGTGCTTATTCATTGTGATTGGGAGGTTGATGGTTATAATATTTTTGCCTTTATATTTGTTTATTTAATTCATAAATAAACAAAAATCATAAGTTTTATTTTATTATTGTAAAATTATTTATTTACCTGGGGAATCCAACAAGGTTGGCGCCGATTCCGAAACCGGCACCAGACCTAGCAGAAACAGCAAGGCTCGGAACATACACGTCCAAAATTGCAAACGTTGCTGCAGCAGACAGTGCAATCAAGCCAACTTCTTCCAACTTCAGACGTTGTTTGGGAATGGAGTAGGCAACAATAGCGACCATTATACCTTCAACCAAATATTTGATTGCGCGTTTTATAAGCTCGCCTAAATCAAGAACGTTGTTATACATTTTATATTATATTAAATGAACAGAAAAAAAAATAAAAATATTTAAAAATTATAAATATAATATAAATATATTACTATTTAAAATACTTAAAAATGAATTATAATATAATGTATAATATTAATTATTAATTAATAGATATGCCTAAAATAAATAAACCGCGCGGTGTTGAATTAAAACAAAATGAAGATGGAACAAACAATATGAATTATGTAGATTTATTGGAAGAGGATAAACCCATCTCTGGTCAAAAGTTTGCCTGCTTGTCATTTGTAAGTCCAGAAGAAATTATAAAACAGAGAGAACATTTTTTCTTTGAAGAGTTTCTAAAGCAGTGGAATTATAAAAAGTCGGTTGATGTAATGCTTCATTTTATTAGTTTCATTTCTTACAAGTATAATTTGACATTTGAAAAAGTAAATGAAGACTTCCAGGATTTTCTAAAGACTGAGCATGAATCCATCATGAAATATAACGTAAATGACGATTTCAAAACATTTATTGATAACAACGAAGAGAGATTAGATGTTGAATTCAGCGAACAACACGAGTTTCAGACATCTGTTCGAGGAATTAAAGTTCGTGGTGTTTTTGCTTCACAAAAGGAAGCCGAAATGCGATGCAAGCTACTTCGTGAAGTTGACCCTAATCATGATGTGTATGTGGGTCCAGTGGGAATGTGGGTTCCGTTTCATCCGGATGCGTATAAGACAGGGCGCGTTGAGTACATGGAAGACACGCTCAATCAGCTCATGTCGGAAAAGAAAAAGAATGAAGATAATGCCAAAAAGGAATTTGATAAGCGCGTAAAAGAGGCTAAAGAAAAGGCAATCGAGGAAAATAAAAAAAATGCGGAAAAATCTGGAAATAAACTTACTCAGACCCTCAATTCCAAGGGTGAACTCGTAAGCGTGAAAAATATGTCGGCTGAAGATGACGACGCAAATGCAGCCGAAGATGAAGAAGAGTCAGAAAATGTAACACTTGATGACATTCGGAAACAAATGTTTGATACAGAAAATGTGGTAATTGACAAGAATACTGACCACGGATTATCGCGTCTTACTGAAAATAAGGCTCTAAATCTTGACAACGAAGATGACATTGGTCTTGATGATGAGTGAATTGAGTGAATGAATGAAATAATAAATAATTAAATTATGTATATTATCATAATTTAATTAAAGTAAAGAATATAAAGCCAACTGAATATATACATTCATCTACTCACAAGAATAAAAGAGCATTAGGCAGTACTAGACAACAACAAAATACAAAATGACAAAAGCAATCGGAATTGATTTGGGAACAACATATTCGTGCGTGGGCGTTTGGCAGAATGAGCGCGTTGAGATTATTGCAAATGACCAGGGAAATAGGACAACGCCGTCATACGTTGCATTCACGGATAGCGAGCGTCTTATTGGAGATGCTGCGAAAAATCAGGTATCAATGAATCCAGAAAATACTATTTTTGATGCGAAGCGTCTCATCGGTAGAAAAATCGACGATGCCAGCATTCAGAGTGATATGAAGCATTGGTCGTTCAAGGTGGTTGCAAAGGATGGAGGTAAGCCGCACATTCAGGTGGACTTTAAGGGAGAACAAAAGACATTTTCTCCAGAGGAAATCTCCGCAATGGTTTTAATAAAGATGAAGGAAATTGCGGAGAGCTATTTGGGCTCTGCTGTTACGGAAGCTGTGATTACGGTTCCGGCTTATTTCAATGATGGACAGCGCCAAGCTACCAAGGATGCGGGTGCAATTGCAGGGCTAAATGTGTTGCGCATTATCAACGAGCCAACTGCTGCAGCAATTGCGTACGGGCTTGATAAAAAGGGAAAGGGTGAGAGCAATATTTTAATTTTTGATTTGGGCGGAGGTACTTTTGACGTGTCGCTTTTAACAATTGACGACGGAATTTTTGAGGTAAAAGCGACGGCAGGAGACACACATTTGGGTGGCGAGGATTTCGATAACCGGCTCGTAAACTGGTGTGTTCAGGAATTTAAGCGCAAGACCAAAAAGGACCCGACTGGTAATAACCGGGCTTTGCGTAGGTTGCGCACTGCGTGCGAGCGTGCCAAGCGAACCCTTTCAGCGTCTGCAGAAACCACAATTGAGGTGGATTCACTTTTTGAGGGGACTGATTTTGTGACCAAGATTACGCGAGCAAAATTTGAAGAGCTGTGCATGGATTTGTTTCGTTCGACCATTGACCCGGTTGACCGCGTTCTCAGAGATTCAAAAATGTCCAAAAGCAACGTTGACGAAATTGTGCTGGTTGGCGGCTCAACGCGCATTCCGAAAGTGTGCAGTTTGCTAACCGAATATTTTAATGGAAAAGAGCTAAATCGTTCCATAAATCCCGACGAGGCGGTGGCGTATGGCGCGGCAGTTCAGGCGGCTATTTTGACGGGAGACCAGTCGAAGATTACGCAGGATATTTTGTTGCTGGATGTTGCACCGTTGTCTTTAGGAATTGAGACTGCCGGTGGTGTGATGACAAAACTAATTGAGCGAAATTCCACGATTCCGTGCAAAAAGGGACAAACATTCTCAACCTATGCGGACAATCAGCCCGGCGTCTTGATTCAAGTGTTTGAGGGTGAGCGCCAGCTTACCAAAGACAATAACATTCTTGGCAAATTTCAACTGGACGGCATTCCTCCGGCGCCGCGCGGAACTCCTCAAATTGAAGTAACGTTTGATTTGGATGCGAATGGCGTACTCAATGTGAATGCAGTCGATAAATCCTGCGGAAAATCAAATAAAATCACCATTACGAATGATAAAGGACGGTTGTCAAAGGATGATATTGAGCGCATGGTTTCTGAAGCGGAAAAATACAAGGAAGAAGATTCAAAGCACAAACAAAAAATTGATGCGCGAAACGGGTTTGAGAATTACGTTTATTCAGTAAAGAGTTCCACTTCTGAACCGGGTATGCAGGAGAAATTATCCGAGTCGGACCGCAGCGCAATTGAGGACGCTTGCAAGGCATCGCTTGAGTGGCTGGAATCTGTGGGTCACCACGATATTGATGCAAGCGAGTATGAAGCTCAACAAAAAAAACTGGAGGGAATTGTTAGTTCCATTATTTCAAAACTGTATGCTTCTTCTAATGGAATGCCACAACCACAACCGTCGTCCTCTTCCTCCTCTGAACCAAATATTGACGAACTGGACTAACAACAACTACAACATGCTCGTTTGAAATTGTAATAATTTGATAATAAATTATAAATAAATTATAATTTATTTGTTATAATTATATATATATATATATATAGGAACAGGAACAAAGAAAATGTCTTCTCACAACATTTCGAGCGAAGAAAAATATATGGAAGAAGGGGCTTCTTCTCTATCCCCGTCTAAAAAGACACGCACACCCACTTCAAAACACAGAACACCGTCTAAAAAGACACGCACACCCACTTCAAAACACAGAACACCGTCTAAAAAGACGCGGAGACCCACCAGGACAAACGTTGAAAAGGATTATTATAATCGAAATATTAGAAGCGCAAGAGCAAATAATGTTGCCGAGTTTGTTGAGTTTTTTAAAGAAAATTTTGGAGAGGAATCTTTTACAAGATTCATATGGCTATTATCTACTCCCGTAGCTTCGACGCGAGGATATAATTTTAGTGATTCTCCTTCATTTTTGATTGATATTATGAAAGAGTTTTTTGATTTACTAAAAAATATGCCAGATTTACCTCGAATTGTAGTTCCTTTAAGAGAAATCATAGAAAAATATGGTCCAAAAACGTTATATGGACCCCCCCTAAGTCCTGACAAATATATGAAAGAATGTGATGAAATTGTTGATAAATTTATATCTGATAATAAATTGGATGCTAATAGTGAACTTGCTACAAGTATAAAATTATTTTTCACTCGTGTGGTTTCTATATTACTTGATTTTATCGATAAAAATTCATTGAAAAATACTCCAGAAGCACGCATAGCTGTCCAACAAATAATGAAGGGTATTTTTTCAGTATTTGAAAAATTGATTCGACTTCTCAATGAAAATAAAAAATATTATAAAATGATTCAAGGTTTTACTGTAGAAGATTTGATAAAATATGGTAAAGCTGAACGAGAATCTGATATAAAAAAATTAAAAGAAGAAGATGCAGCATATTATAGGGGCGAGTATCAAATTTCACAAGGGTTGTTCGAGCTTGCTGAAAAACGTCAGGAAGAACGCGACGACCGTAGACAACAACGAGTACATGCAGGGCTAGAAGGAGGAAGAAGAAAAAATATGCATTCGCGCAATTATTATAAAAAACGCACTCATAAAATGCGCGCTTAAAGGAACTTGAGTTGGCGGTGAAATGCCTTCACTAGATTAACAACAGCTGCAAAATGCTGCTTTAAAATCGCAAGGTGCCGACCCTTTCATATGGTATATACACGTTAAAAATGTCAAGATTGGAATGCCAAACATTAGCGATATTATTGAATAAGTTATAATCGTGACGGTTCTTTCATCGAACAGGGAAGGCGAAGGCGATGCTGATGATTTGTCATCGGTCGAATTGGTTGTGATGGTAACATTCGCAGTAACATTGACACTACTTTCAACGCATAAAATAAATGTAAACAATATTGACAATGATAAATATAATGTCAATATTGTTTTTCTTGATACATTATCATGATGTTTCATTGTCTGGTGATTGTCTGAGTTGAATATATTAAAATGAAACATTTATTTTCAATTTTTATTTATTACAAAAATATAAATTGAAAACTTTTCGATTACTTTTAAAATGTTCAGTGTTCGAACTGGCAACAAGTCAACTCAATTATATCATGCAAACTGCAGCCACAGCCACAGCCACAGGAAAATCCAAATCAGGAGTAGGCAAGTCATCAGGAATAAAGAGAAGGAATAAGAAGGAGGCATCCGAGTGGTTTCAGAGTCTATCAGACATCGAGCAATTATTAGTGAAACAAGAAGCAAACCCATCATCCTCATCCGAAGAGAGAAAAACAAAAATAAAAACAGAAATGCACGAGCGAGAGCGTGAACTGATACTCAAACGACAATCCGAACATGAAGCCCGCATGAAAGCCCAGCTGAAATCCAAGGCGGAAATCACACAGCAGATGCAAAAGTGTCGAGAATTGCGCAGCCGACTGATTCCGTTACAGATGAGGCTGAATCAGATGAAGTTGCATGAATCCCACAACACTTATCACCGGTACACACAATCTTCCCATTTCTATTTCAAACTTGGCAACTTGGAAGCCAAGGTTTCAAACGAATTGCGGTTGATACAAAATGAAGAAAAGGTCCTTTTCGACATGCACCACAAACACCACTGCATCAAAAATTCAATCAAAGACATTATCGCAAAAGTAACCGCGCGTTCAAAAACTGACCCCTACGCAAGATTTAAGGGAAAAAAATGTGTGGATAGCATCTACAATTTGGTTACAGTGTAAATTCTAATTTGCACTTGTAACATTGTTGGCGGCGTGTGTGTAGTACACTACCATTTATTTTTTTTCACACTGATTTTGGGTCCCGCTCCTTTTTTGTTAATGTTCTTCGGGTCATATGACTCCTCTTCGTCATCAGAATTTAAATCCTTGCTCATCTCCCAGAATTCTTTACTACCGAGTTTAAATGGACCGTGCTGCTGCGCCTTGTACCAGAAAATTTGGTCCTGTAGCTTATTCGATTTGGCATTGTTATTTATGACCAAACACTCGAAATTTTCAGTGCACTGGTCCATCACCTGACAGAACGACTCAAATGTCGGAAACATGCCCGCATAATTTTCATAGATTCGTTTTCGGTTACCTATGTACGGCTCTCGCAGGATAAACACGTAGTCAATGTTGGTTCTCAAATTGGGCGGAATGCCTAAAGGATATTGCATTGTGATGACCAGCATAATCTTCCAGTGTCTCCCATTCATGAAGAGGAGACGCATCATAGTGTCGCGGGTCCATTTATTATCAAACAAGCAATCATCGAGGACGACGAATGTTCGGGGGTCTATGGTACTTCTTTTATAAGATTCCATTTCTTTTTTTACTTGTTTCAGTACTGCTTTTTGTCGTTTCAAAATATTTTCTATGATGGCGGTGTTGTATGCATCATGGATGAAGAGTTTCGGCACGTGTTCTCCGAAAAATCCATTGCCTGCTTCTGTTCCTGAAATAACAGTTCCGATGGGGATGTCCTGGTGGTAATACATGAGGTCTTTCACGAGGAAACTTTTACCGGTATCACGACGACCGATGAGGACGATAACAGGACCTTTATTTTCATCCGGTCTAAAACTAATTGAGCGCATATCAAATTTCCCTAGTTCTAAATTCATATTTTAATATGCTTGTTTAAAATTGAATGAATGTGCTATATATCCTGTAATAATAAAAAAAATGCATGTGTTGAACTAATTTGAATTTAGTATAATAATAAATGTAATAAAAGTATAAGTATAAGTTTAAATAGTTGTATTTTTCTATTTATAGAAAGTAATATTTCATTTATTCAATTATTTACCAATGTCTGTTCCTGTTATTTCTGCTATTATTCCTCCTGTTATTCCTGTTCTTGATGCCGATGCAAATACTAATGTTTCGGAAGATGATGAATTAAAATTTAAATTGTTTTACCAAAAACCAAAAAATGATAATGTTCTTAAAGATTTAGAAGTGTCATTAATGGGATTAAAAAAATGTCAAAACTATATTCCAATTTATTCGAAATTTTTCTCTTTTAATGATACAAACTATAATTCAATCAACTTGAATCAAAAACACAGCGCCAAGTCAATATTGGCTAATGCTGTATCACCAGATGATGATTGTATATCAAAGAACTGTGGAAATGCAATTATTTTTCCGAATCCTAATTCAAATTCAAATCAATGTAAAAAGGATGGCGACACTGCGACTACTCCTGTGTTTTTCAAATTCTCTCCATTGCTTGACCCGATTAAATATTTAGCCGGAAGTTATAATTTTAAGGGAACTGCTAATGTGGATGGAGGAGTAGACGGAGTCCGCTCGTCGTGTTTTCTAGATTCCTTATTAAGCTTGCCATCCATTCATTCAACTCCATTTTCTTTTGATTCAGCCACAACCACAACCACAACAAATTCTGTAAATGTTGAAGAAGGAAAAAAGTATAACCATTATAAAATATTAGACACCAATAATTCGGCATATGTCGACGGATTCTTTTCTTATTTATCGAGTCAGTTATTAAACACGCATGGATTTATTCATGGTATTGACTTTTACGGCGCATATTTGGCAATTCAAGACGAATTTACAATTAATATTATTGATGACTATGATTACCTAATGAAGAATGATTTTTTTAAAGAAAAAAATGGGACTCTTTTTAAATTTGATGAAACAGTATTTGAAGATTATAGTGACGATGATGACGATGATGACAAAAATGGTCAATGTAACAAAAAGAAAAAACAAACTAAAAATCGTAATCGTAATCCTAAATTGAACATCAATGAAGATAAAAACATAGATATTCAAGTTGACATTGATGTTGATACTCTTTTTAATGATAGTGTTGACATAGGTGTTCTAACCGAGCTAACTGAGCTGACCGATTCACATATTTTCAACCCTGAAAGCAGCGAAGAATATAATATTAATAACATGTCATGTGATTCCTCGTCATCTTCAGTTTCATGTTCTTCAAGGTCGTCGCACACAACAACTCAAACAAATGAGACAGACAACGATAACATTGATGATGCGCGTTTAAGCGATGATGACAGCGACCGAAACTGTAAAAGCGAGAGTGAGAGCGAGAGTGGCGAGAGTGAGAGCAATAGCGATGAAAGTAATAGCAGAGGAGACACAGAATCGACATTTGAAACAGTTGACGATGGCGACGACTATGAAGAAGAAGAAGTATTGAATGCAGTTATTTATAAATTTCCCGTTGAAGTCATTATGCTTGAGCGTTGCACAAAAACGCTCGATTGGTTAATGGTAAATGACATTCTCTCGGATGGAGAATGGGAAGCCGCATTAATGCAAATCGTCATGACACTGGCAACATATCAAAAAATATTTTCATTTACGCACAACGACTTGCACACAAATAATGTCATGTTTATTGACACAGATAAAGAATACATTTATTATTTTTTTAACAAGAAATATTACAAGGTTCCGACGTTTGGTAGAATTTTTAAAATCATTGATTTTGGTCGGTCAATTTACAAATTTAATTCCACTCTGGTTTGTAGCGACAGTTTTCACAAAAGTGGAGATGCTGCCACGCAATATAACTGCGAACCATACTTTAATGACAAAAAACCGTGTATTCAGCCAAATTTCAGTTTCGATTTATGCAGACTGGGTTGCTCACTCTTTGATTTTTTTATTGAAAATATGGAAGATGTTGCGCGCGAGTGTAAAAAAAATCGATTGGTATCCCTTATTGTCGATTGGGTAACCGATGATGACGGACGCAATATTTTGTACAAGAAGGACGGAGTTGACAGATACCCAGATTTTAAATTGTATAAAATGATTGCGCGAACGGTTCATAATAAAGTACCATCACAGCAACTCAAACATCGCATATTCACTCAATACGAAGTTACACAAAAAAGTATTAAAAATGTATCAAAAACTGAAATTATAAATATTGATAAATATCCTATTTATACTTCATCGTTTTAAACCATAATATCTAATCTAATCAATTCTACAATAAAATTGAATTATGAATATATAAATTATCGCACAGTCCATCAGATAGAACTATACTTTGGTGTAATATATATCCGTTAGATGTTAAAATATCATCCATTTTTTTCTGTTTTTCTATTATATTTGATGTTTCCACAGTTATAATATTAAATGTGTATTTAGTAAAGTCAATCCCTTCTAATATTTTATCTTCTGTTCCATTTGTGTCGATGGATAAATAATCTATAACATTTGGAGAATTATTTTCAATAAATATATCATTCAAGGTTTTTGTTTTTACCTTTATAATGGTACCATTTTCAGTTATAAAATCTACACAAGTATCTGCATACTCAGTTATAGCATTGAAAACATCTATTGGAACTAATGTAAAATCTAATTCTAAATTGCTTTCAGAAAAAACAGCTGTTTCTATACAAACTGCGTTTGGTCTATTAGTTGTTAATTCATCAATTCTATATGGATTTGCTTCAATGCATAATCCTTTCCATCCATATTTTTTTTCTAATAAATATGTATTTGACATCATTATTCCGTTAATGGCACCAACTTCAACAAAGTATCCATCTATTTTTTTTTTTAAAATTCTAGTTACATAAATGTCTTGACCTCCTTGTGAATATTGTTCTGTATCAGAGTTTTCACTGGACATATTAATTTTATACTATTATATTTTATATTTATATTTTATATTTATATTTTATTTTATATTTTATATTCATTTTTATATTCATATTTTATATTCATATAAAATATGAATATAAAATATGAATATTTTATTATTAAAATTCTATAATATTATCTCAAATTTATTACAGAATTAATATAGAATAAATTTATTTTTTAAATATAACTTACAGTAGAGGGAATTGCTGCGTTGAGTTGCGTGTAATATCCGTCCCATCTCCATTCAGCTTGCGCCCAGAAAATTCCACTTACACCAGCATTGTTATTTGTAGACCATCCTGAACCTCCCGCCACCAAGGTTATAGTAACTGTTCCTGAAGTTGGCACAGCTTTCGTAAATGGTCCTGCAGATGGATTAGCTGTACCTGAAGGAAATGTAGGAGTTCCTCCTACGTTCCATGCTATTGTTCTTGTTGATGACGTTATTGTTCCTGTCGCAAATGCTGCATTTGTTCTTAAATTTCTTACGCGTACGATATCCAATGTAATTGAGTTTGACCCCTGCACATAATTTTTTAACCCTATTGTTCCACTTTTTGATCCCGTTAAACATAGAGGTGATTGATTTGCATAAGTTCCAGTATATGCTGGGTATGTGTACCATGCTGCTTTACCAGTATACACAATTGCAGTTCTACTTGCTCCACTATTTGTCGGGACATTGAGTGTCTGTGCTATGACATAAAATGTATAATTTGCATCGTTCACCGCAGCAAAAGAAGTAGACAAAGAAAATTCCGATACTTCTGCTACAAGTATACCAGCACCACGATATACAAAATATTTACATCCTGGAACTACGCTCCAACTTAAATTAACGGTGGTTCCACTTACTGATGCAGTAAAATTTGCTGGCGCAGGTGGAGCTCCAATTGTTAAATTTGGACTTGTGTATGAACCGCTATAATTTCCAGTTCCTGTTAATATAGTTTTTGCTACAGATCCAACATTCGTCGCTGTTGTTGTTGCCAAACTATATGTTGCCCCTGACGGAGCAATTGAAGAAACAGTGACCGATTGTGCAGTACTGTTGTGGGCTGATGTAGTAGCTGAAGCAATACTCCACGTAACCGAAGTAATAGCTAATTTTGTAATTCCCCAAGAAAATGTGCTTGTACTTCCTAAAGTATAATTTGGGGAGGTTTCACTCAAAGTAGCTGTATAACTCCCCGCATCTGTTGATGATGTTCCTGATACAGCATACCTTGTATCCGCCGCTGGATAAACACCTGATACTATATATCCAACTGTTCGACTAGAACCATTATATGGAAAACTCGTAATACCACTAGATGCAATGGTAATGGTTGATGGAACAATTGTTAAAGTGCCTGTAACAGAGTGTTGATTATCTAATACATAAGTATAGTTTTCATTTCCTGATGGATGAATAGAATAAATAGCACTGGCACCACTATTAACACCCATATTTAATTCATTACCTGTGTGCAATGTAGCATTTCCTCTACCCATTTTAATTAGACTTCCTTGTGCATTTTTTATTGAATAAACTGCATCAGGCGGAGTTACCTCGATGGTTATATTAGTTGCAGTTCCAGTATAAGTTATATTACTTGGTGGCAACATAACTGTCATATTGACTTGGTTCAATGTATTTTGAGATTGATTTAAACTAAACATTTATATTTTATAATTTATATTTATTATAAAATTATAAAATAAAATAATTTATATTAAACTTTATCATCACGCGCATATGCATGCATGGGCTGAACGGGGTCAATAAAATTTGCGCCACATTCATCATGCATCTAAGTAAATTGGTAGCGAAACATTTCCTGTGTGCATTCATGTTTCGCCCATGTTGCTGCTGATGCCATACGCACTACAAGCAACAAACGCATACATACCGTCCCATGTAAATGATAAAATTCCACTTGATAATTCTGTATTGCCTGTTATCATTACTGCTCCAGGATAATTCATTTTTCCAACATTAGTAGAAGAAGAAGAAGAAGCACCAGTAGAGCTACTCATATTCACATATAGTGGGGGATAGGTAGTTCTACCATTTATACTTAATGGATATGGATAATAGTTATTTATATATAAAACATATTGACCACCTATGCGAGGATTTAAAATTGTTAAATTTCTTATTATGGTGGGTGACGGAAGATAATAAATATTAAGAATATTTATTCCACTAGACGCATTATTACACTCTATAATAAGTTCTTCGGAGTTATTAATAGACACTTGTGTTAATATATCAGGTAAAACTAGTTGTTTACTAAATGTAATTGTTTCTATAAAGTAATTATTTGCTGTAAACGTATTCTCTACTCCTAAGATATCAGCTCCACTAGCACCATCAGCTCCTGCGGGTCCCATGGGTCCTGGGGGTCCTGGGGGTCCATCCATTCCATTCATTCCATCCATTCCATTCATTCCATTCATTCCTGCGGCTCCATCAGCTCCAGGTGCTCCTGCGGCTCCATCAGCTCCAGGTGCTCCTGCGGCTCCATCAGCTCCAGGTGCTCCTGCGGCTCCATCAGCTCCAGGTGCTCCTGCGGGTCCTTCGGGTCCTGCGGGTCCTTCGGGTCCTGCGGGTCCTACGAGTCCTACGGGTCCTTCGGGTCCTGCGGGTCCTGCGGGTCCTTCGGGTCCTACGGCTCCTACGGGTCCTGCGGGTCCTACGGGTCCTTCAGGTCCTACGGGTCCTTCAGGTCCTACGGGTCCTTCGGGTCCTGCGGGTCCTGCAACTCCTTCAGGTCCTGCGGGTCCTGCGGTTCCTGCGGGTCCTGCGGGTCCTGCAGCTCCTGCAGCTCCTTCGGCTCCTGCGGGTCCTGCGGTTCCTGCGGGTCCTGCGGGTCCTGCAACTCCTGCGGGTCCTGCGGGTCCTTCGGCTCCTGCGGTTCCTGCGGGTCCTGCGGGTCCTGCAGCTCCTGCGGGTCCTTCGGCTCCTGGTGCTCCTGGTGCTCCTGCTGCTCCATTAGCTCCATTAGCTCCATTAGCTCCTGCGGGTCCTGCGGGTCCTGCGGGTCCTGCGGGTCCTGCGGGCACAGCTGCAATCGCAGTATCAACATATTTTCTATGTACAAGTGAATGGTCAGAATTTGGATTATAATCAGAGTTCATGGTAATTTCCGTATATGTTGCAAATTCAGCAACCGTTCCCTTGAAAATTGCACCATTCAAGTAAAGATTTGAAGTCGTCGTCATAATTATATATTATAATATTATTAATTTTTTTACAAAAAAAATAATAATATTATAAATTAAAAAAAACGCATTAAATTATTTATATAAATAAATAAATACATAAATATATAACTTATAATTCTGAAGACGCAACTTTTACCATTTTGGTATATAAAATTGTAAATGCAAATGCAAATGCAAAGTCAACATAAATGGATTGAACACAAATTTGAAACATTTTGTAAATCAACATTAAAACAATGAATTTGATAAATACATTGTTTGACCACAAGTTTTCTGTTTTTTTTGTTTCACCATCTTCAACTGAATCGTCGTCTTCAACTGAATCGTCGTCTTCAACTGAATCGTCGTCTTCAACTGAATCGTCGTCTTCTCCTTCTGTTTCTTTTTCCTTTAC